AAATACGCTAGATTCAAGTATTTAATCCCAGAAAGAAAAGAGATGAAACTGGGAGGAAAGTCCGGCCCGGATTACAACAAAACCTCACTCCCTACTACATTAAAAAAGTTTCTATCATGACTGAAGCAGACTCCCTCACTTCCCAAGCGGCCCTTAAAAGCTTCCTAAAGCAAAACGAGGAGCACCACTATAACTTTGAGGAGGAGATAGACTACAAGGTCTCCAGTGGTAGCCTTAAAGTGGATTTCGAACTAGAAGGAGGGCTGGGCCCCGGCCTTCATAGGTTCATCGGCATGAACGAGGGGGGCAAAAGCTCCGAAGCGCTAGAGGTAATGAAGAATTTCCTAAAGATGCCTGACGCTAAGGGGGTCTACATCAAAGCCGAGGGGCGCCTTTCTAAAGAGATGAGACATCGTGCGGGGATTAACTTCGTTTCCTCGGAAGAGGAATGGGTCGCTGGGGCTTGTTTTGTATTCGACTCTAATATTTATGAAACTGTCTTAGACCTTATGAGGGTTTTAGTTGTTAGGAACCCTGAGCAAACTAAATATTGCTTTGTGCTAGACTCTCTAGATGGGTTGATAATGAAAGACGACTTAAAGAAGGGGTTTGAAGATGCCCATAAAGTGGCTGGCGGAGCCCTACTGGGGGCTAAATTCATGCAGAAGATGAGTATTGCTCTTTCTAAGCGCGGCCACATGGCTATCTTCATCTCTCAAGTTCGGGCAGATATCAAGCTAGACCCCTATAGCCGAGCCCCAGTAAGGCAGACTAGCGCCACAGGCGGCAATGCATTGCTGCATTTCGCTAATTACATATTAGAGTTTGAACCTCGTTTCAAAAAAGATTTAATACTAGAGAATCCCGCCCAACCTATAGACCAGCAAAAGAACAAGATACTGGGTCATGTAGCTAAGATAACAGTAAAGAAATCGCCGAATGAGAAAACCAATTATGTGCTACAATACCCCATAAAGTATGGGCGAAGCAACGGCACTTCCATCTGGGTGGAGAAAGAAGTAATTGACATGCTTTATCTTTGGGGCTATATTAACAAAAAAGGGGCTTGGATATCTGTCGACCCGGACTTTATTGAAATCTTAAAGAAAGAAGGACATGAGGTACCTGAAAAGATTCATGGCGAGCCTAAATTAAATGACTTGCTAGAGAGTTCGCCTAGCTTAACAAGCTTCTTAATAACTTATTTCAAGGATCTTATCGGGTCGCATTCTTCTTAGCATGATATTCAAGACCATTACTGGGTCCACCAAAAGGCTTCCTAAAGCTAAACGTTATATCATTGATTGGGGAGGCAAAAGCCGCAGCAAACTACAGTTTGGGGTGAAGGAGTTCCTTCTTCCGTACTGGTCGGGCGATGTGGTCTTTGAAGAGTTTCCGGTAGTAGGAACTAAGCTCACCTTGGACTTCTATAATGCCAACAAAAAAATAGCGGTAGAGGTTCAGGGCGCTCAGCATTTAAAGTATACCCCTTTTTTTCATGGAGCGTCGAAGTCCACTTTTCTTGGACAAATCCGTCGGGATGACATGAAGCAGTCCTTTTGTGAGCTCAATAAAATAATACTTGTAGAGATATACTCCAAAGACATACTATCCGAAGAGTTGTTTAAAAGTTTCGGGGCTATTTTATAATATAGTGTAATATATTACAATGAGCGAAGATATAGATCCAGAAAACTTAGACTCCTTTTCTATCCCCGCGTCATTGCTAGAGCAATTATTCGAGTTTAGCGGCAGTGGGGATCACAGCAAGGGCTTCATACTGGCATTCGTTACCCAGCAAGGGAAGCCTCTCGTTTATACCAAAGCTCAGAATCAGATCGTTGAGATGGGGCTCAGGAAATCACTAGAGAAATATTTGATAGGAGTCGAGGAGGCTGAGAGTATGTTTAATATGGATGACGACGAACCAGAATTAGGGCTTGACTAACGGATCTTTTCATGCTATTCTTTTCCCATGGTATATTCTTACGAAATAGAACAGCAAGTTCTTGCAGGTCTTTTAAATAGCCCCCAAAAATACATAGAGATAGCTCCCTTTCTATCCGCAGCTGACTTCGTGTCTGATGTTAATAGCGTTATCTTTAGTTTTCTTAAGGCCGATTACGATCAAGGAAACTTTATAGATGAAGTAATTTTGTCAGAAAGGGTTAGGCTTTCTGGTATTTCGTTTGAAGCTAACGTAAACATCAGCGACTATACTAGCTCGATTAAACTCAGGAAAGGCTCCCCCTCCTCTCTCATAGAATCAGCTAAAGAGCTCAAAAAATTGTCAGTCCGCAGGGGGATATCTGAAAATGCTCAAAAGCTTGTATCAGCAATGTCCAATTTGGACCCCTCGAAAAATCTTACTGAAATTGTCGATGTGGCTGACTCCATTTACAATTCCAATATAAATGTCTATGAAAACGGGGAGAACTTTCCTCAGAATATTTTCGATGACATGGAGGAGATGATAGAACTTAAAGGGAATAACCCCCAAAGCGAATTCGGACCTCCTGGCCCACATAAAATGCTCAACACTCTTTACGGATCCATCCTCCGACCTGGAAATATCACCACCATCGTTGCCCGTACAGGAGTTGGAAAGACGCAATTTGTCATGGACTTTTGCACTAAAGTTTCTATAGCCCAAAACATTCCCGTTCTTCACTTAGATAACGGAGAGATGAGTAAGGAGGAGCTCCTCATGAGACAATGCGCTTCATTGTCTCGAGTCCCATTGAATTTATTGGAGACAGGGCAATGGAGAAACGCTGGAGCTGAAACTGTAAAAAAAGTAAGGGCTGTCTGGAACACTGTTAAAAACTATCAATTTTTCTATCAAAATGTAGGAGGTATGCCTATTGACTCGATGATTCAGATGGTGAAGCATTTTTATTTCTCTAAGGTAAAAAGAGGTAACCCTATGATCTTAAGCTTTGATTATACAAAAACCACCTCTGAAAACACTAAGAATAAATCCGAATGGCAAGTTGTGGGCGAGATGGTTGATAAATTCAAAAGGCTCATTCAGCGAGACGTCACCTTTGACGGGGATCCAATGATAGCTATGATGACCAGCGTCCAAAGCAATAGGCAAGGCATAACTACCAATCGCAATTCGGATAACATAGTGGAAGATGAGAGTATAGTCTCTCTCTCTGATCGGATCACTCAATTTAGCTCCCACTTATTCTCTCTTCGTCAAAAGACCTTGGACGAGCTAGCAGGGGAGGAGGGGTTTGGGACTCATCGTCTTACTTGTTTTAAATATCGGCACTTAGGTTCAGACATCCATCGCGCCATTCAGCCCGTTCGTATGCCTAATGGTGATTTAAAAAGGAATTTTATTAATTTAAATTTTGACAATTTTAACATCTCAGAAGTTGGGGATTTACAAGACATGGTCAATGCTCAGGTTGAAGTCGAATTGCTTGGCGGTGGGCTGCGCGGAGGAGGTATAGATATATGACCTCGGAGAAGATTAAAGATATCCTACAGAAGCTTGGCTATACCCTAACTGACTTTGGTTCTCACTGGCGAACTAGCGCCCTATATCGTGGAGGTGATAACCCATCCGCCGTACAAATCTATAAAGACTCAGGCGTGTGGGTGGACTACGTCAAAGGCGACGCACACATGTCCCTTAAGGCTTTAGTTGAAGCTACCCTGCAGACCAATGACAAAAGCGAGGTAAGCAAGCTTCTCGGCGGCTATGACTTTAATTCGTTACCCTCGGACACTTCAGTCCCCCTTTATCCCAAGACAGAAATGGAAAAGACATACCCCGCTTCAATCTTAAGCAAACTCCTTCCCCATTATCGATTCTATAATAAAAAAGGGATCAGCAGTGGAGTTCTTGAGTTTTTCAAAGGAGGCCTTGCTACTGAGGGGGCAATGTACCAACGTTTTGTTTTTCCCGTTTATAATAAACTTGGCTCAATTCATGGGTTTAGTGGTCGAGACATGTCCGCTGTATCCAGTGATCGGCCCAAGTGGAAACATATAGGCAAAAAATCCACATGGATTTATCCATATCATCTCCCCGGAGGGCTTTCTAGCAACTGCGTCCAAGACCAAATCTCTTCAAAAAAGCAGGTGATACTAGTGGAAAGCATAGGGGACCTCCTCAATTTACACGAGCATGGCATAAAGAATGTTTTAGTAACTTTCGGAACTTCCATATCTTCTACCCTAATGTGCTTCTTAATCACGTTGGGGGTTGATAGCATTGTCATCTCATTAAATAACGATAGCTCAAAAGAAAAAAACAGGGGCGAAATAGGAGCTTTAAAAGTTTACTTAAAGCTTTTGGACTGCTTTGATAAAGACAAGATAAGTATCAAGCTTCCTCTGGCCAGCGACTTTGGAGATATGGAGCCAAAGGATTTCCCGCGCTGGGAGTCTGCTCTACCAGATATGGCTAGTGCAGATGAGCAGGAGTCGTGGCACCTGAAGATAAAGCATTTAGTAGACAAGAAGGATATCTCCTCTAACCTATATAAGAAAAAATACTTCGCATGAAAGAATGTACCCCGCTTTCCGCTAGCCGTATCAAGACTGCCCAAGGTTGTTCCTGGTCCTACTGGTCCAATTATCACTTGAAGATTCCCGACTCAGGCAACGACGGAGCCAACCGAGGGTGGATCTGCCATTTAATATTCGAGCTGCTAGGGAATCCTCGCCACCGAAGTATTTATGATGAGATAATACTGCGAGACTCTATATTTTTATCTCCACCCATGAGGCGCTTAGTAGGCTATCATGCTCGTAGACTTGGCGTTAACGATGAGGATAATTTAAGTTTAATAGACCGTATGACTTTAGCTGGTCTACATTTTGATTTCTTCGGAGCTAACCGAATTCCACCTGACGAGGCTATATCTGAGCAAGACTTTAATATAACTGTATCTGAAGGCGAAAAGCTCTATCGCGTAAGGGGGTACATAGATAAGCTTTTCCTGTACAAGAAGGATGGCGTTGCTGTGATCAGGGACTTCAAGAGCAGTAAGGCCGTCTTTAAAGGAAAAGACATCACTGACAACTTACAGGACCTTA